GCTCAGCAACAGAAGCCAGCACCTACGACGAAGCGGAGGCTCCGATGACCACCATCGCATCGCTTCCAGTCATCGACGTATGGATTGGCTTCAACCCCACGAACTTCATCGCCTCGACTGGTCAGGCTCTCCCTGCCTCGGGAACCTCGAACTCCTACTGGACCTATGTGGGCAAGTACGTCCGAGACTTCTCCACTCGCACCGGCAAGCAGCACTACCTCGATCGGGTCGAAGCATCGACGCTGAAGATGACGCTCAACAACCGAGACGGCTTTTTCAACAACACGAACCAAATCGCCCCTCGCATGCCGGTCGCAATTCAGGCCACCTGGAGCGGCACGACCTACCCCATCTACTTCGGCATCATCGACACCATTCGAGAGAAGGTCGGGGACCAACTCAACTCGGACCTCGACATCGAAGCCACCGACCTGACGAAGTACCTGAGCCTCAAGTACCTCTACCGCCCCTCATTCTGGCAGACCTACGCCAACTCCGCCGCCACGAAGAACTGGTATCGCTGCAACAACTACTCCAGCACCGTCGTCACCTCAGCAGTTGGCAACGGGACGAGCATCACCTACTACTGCACGAACAACGTCTTCAAGGTGGGCGATGGCGTGACCGTCTCGGGGCTGGGTGGGCTCGCTACGCTGAACCAGGCAAACGTCATGGTCACGTCAGTCACGGCGAATTCGTTCACTACGACGATTACCGGCGTGACCGCCACCTCAACCGGCGCAGGCGTGGCCTACTCGACGGACATCGTGGACCAGACCGGCACAGGGGCTAACGGCACTTTCTTCGGGCAGGTGTCCTATCCCAATAACGGGGTCATCATCTACGACTCCAACGGCTGTGTGGACCTCGCAGGCGCATCTAATCAGGGCGCTGGGGTCATCGCCCTCCCCACTCAGACCGGCATCGGCTCGCTGGACTTCTGGATTCTCGGGCAGACAACAAACAAGCAACTCGTCACGCAGTTAGTCAGTGGCGGCACGACGACGGTGCAGATAAAGGTCGGCGCTTCGGGCAAGTTAGAGGCGTGGACGGGGACTACCACCACGTCACTCAACGTCTCCTCGAACATCGCAGTCAATGACGGCTACTGGCACCACGTCGGACTTGTCGTGGTCGGCAGCGTCACCTATCTCTACTGCGACGGGACGTTCACCGTCATCACCGGCCTGAGCGCCACCTCGCTGAGCTCAAACGGCCTCCTATTTATCGGTGGGGATGGGCTGAACCCCACCTACAACGGACAGGTGGACGAGATTGTCATCTCCAACGTCGTCTCAGTTCCTCAGGCGCAGATTCAGCAGCGTTACCGTGCAGGCTCTCTGCTGCAGCTCGGCTTCCCCGTCACTTCTGACAAGGTAATCTCAGGCGACCGCATCGCTGAGATTCTCACCCTCGCAGGCTGGGGCACAATCAACAATGACGGCGGCCTCGTCAATCCCTGCACGCTCAGCGTCTCGAACTTCGCCATCGGCTACGGATACCAGCAAGTGACCTCGGGCTACACCGAAGGGAACGTGCACAACGGCTTCGCCTCGGTAGAGCCTTACTACTGGGACTCACCCATCACCGGATCTACGGCGCTGGACCTCATTCAGCAAGTTACCGAGACCGACCTGGGCTCCTTCTACCAAACGCCAAACGGGACCTTCCGCTTCGACACGCAAAAATACTTCGGCAACTGGGACAGTGGCACCGCTACGGCAGTCACCTCGACCACGCTGACCGACAGCACCTCGACGTGGACAACGAACCAGTGGGTCGGGGTCATCCTCAACTCCGGCACGTCCTCGGCAATCGTCACCTCCAACACGGCGACCACGCTCACCTTCTCGGGAGGGTGGACCGGCGGCACTCCGGCGCTGGGGTATTACTGGATGTGGCTCCCCACCTCGGCCTCAGCAGGTTACACATGGAGCGACACCTCGAGCGGAGCCCTGCGCTATGACGGGCCATCCTGTGAGGTCATCTTCGACGACGCTGACACCTGGACGACCGTGCGCATCACTCCACAGGCAGGCACGGACCAGATCTATGAGAACGTGACCGCCGAGGCTCGCTGGGGCTTCTCCACGCTGACGAAGAGCTCAACGGTCTCAACCTCGCTCGCAGACGCTAAGAGCACGGCCTACTTCCTCGGCTACATCTACCGCCAGCCCCTCTGGAGAGTGAACAACGTCACGCTCCTCAGCGAGACGAGCAACGGGGCGAACCTGCCCTCCATGCTGGACGCAGGACTCGGAGACATCATCTCCTTCGAGCGCACCATGCCTAACGCCTCGGGAGCGAACGCTATTAGTGCTCGCATGGTCATCGAGAGCATCACGCACGACTTCGTGGCTGACCCTGGCACCTGGCACTCCTCATTCGTCCTCGACCCCTATCCGGTACACAACTAATGGTCATAAAGAACTCCTCGAACTTCGGCGCATCACTCACCTCGCTGGGCGACGGCTCAGACGCTTCATTCTGGCGGCAGGGTGGGGCGTGGGATAGCGGCACGCCAAGCAACACGGGCAAAAGTGTCACCACGAACTACACCAACCTCGGCGCACTAACAAGCATCGCCACCTACACCGGACCGAACACCACGCCTGCTGGCTTCCTGCGCTACCTCATCCTGTTCAATTTCGGCGGGACCATTTCCCTGCCCTCGGCAGACACGCAGGTCTACGCCGCTCTCAGTCTCAACCCAGACCCGACCCTGACCCCCTCCCCACTCATCATGGATTACCAGATTGGTTTCACAAAGGCGACACAGGCCGCATCGTTCTCGAGCTCGTTCATCTACAACGCCCCCGACACCCAGCCCTTTAGCCTCTACCTCTTCGCAAAGACCGGCGGCAGCGCCTCCATGACTGTCGCCTTCGCCCACATCACCGTCATCGGCATTAGTTAGGAGAATCATGAACGACACACGCCAAGCAATCGTGCAGTGGGCTCAGTGGGCTCACGCAAACAGCGCACACTTCAACTACACCGAGGGGCCTCTGCGCATGAGTGCCATCGGGGTCTATCCTCCGCAGTTCCCCATCAACGCTGACTGCTCAGCCTTCGTGACGTGGTGCTACTGGATCGCCGGAGCCGACGACCCGAACGGGCTGGGCTACAACCACACCGGCTACACCGGCACCCTGCTCAGCCACGGGCTTGAGATTCCCCTCGCCCAAGTGCAGCCTGGCGACGTTATCGTTTATGGCCCATCAACGGGCTGGCACACAGCGCTCATCGTGCAGGCCGGTCCCGACCCCTTGACCATCTCGCACGGTCAGCAGGGCGACCCGAGCCTCGTGCACGTCTCACAGGACGGTCGCCAGCCTCAGCGTTACCTGCGCTTCCACACTGGCATCACCGGCACGCCTCGCACACCTGACACGCACAAGGTCGCCACGCCTACCGTCACGAAGGTAGTGCCACAGGTGCAAGGCCACGAAGTCCGACCCTTCGAGCCCAAATCATGATGCTGGGATTGTCGCTCAACACCGCTAACTGGTGGATTAACTTTATCGTCAGCATCGGCTTCTTCCTCGGCTTCGTCTGGGGTACGTTCAAGACCATCAACCAGGTCAAGCAATTCCTCCACCACCGAGTCGCTTCCAAAGCCTCAGACCTCGCTGCCGAGCGCCTCGCCTCGGAGATTGAGGAGATTAAGGCGCAATACAAGCCCAATCACGGCTCGTCCATGCGAGACGCAATCGACCGCATCGAAAGCGTGCTGACCAAACTCGACCTCAAGCTCGACGCTACGGACGCAAAGATTGACCGGCACCTCGGGGCGCACGAGGGCCTGTGAAGCGGCACGACACATGGCACTTCCACCCAGCCGTTCGCTCGGGAGATGACCGCACGCTAGGCGAGCAGGCCGCCGACCGCATGAGGCACGGCATGGGCTCGTGGCCCTTCGTGTTCGGCTTCGTCGGCTTCATGGCTGTATGGATGACGTACAACATGTGCGTCAATGGATTCGACCCGTTCCCGTTCATTCTGCTGAACCTGTTGCTCTCGACACTGGCAGGATTACAGGGGGCAATCCTGCTCATCGCTGCGAAGCGTGCAGACCGCATCTCGTCAGAATTGGCGAAGTATCACCTCGAGGTCTCTGAGGCCACGAAGCAGATGCTCGCCGACCATAAAGAACTGCTGTACCAAATCAAACTAGGAGAACCTAAGTGACCGTATCTATCTCTAACCTCGTCGCTCCCCTCATTACGGAGCCGACGACCTGGCTCGTGGGCCCGATTGCCTCGACCTACAAGAACAACGAGACGTTCGAGGTCTACAGCCTCAAGGGTCTCTATCAAGTGGACGCTAACGGCAACCCGACGACAATTCCCCTCGGCACCTCCGGCCCCTTCGTGCTCAAGGTAGACAACGAGCAGATTCTGTGTTCGGCTGCCAACTACTCCACCAACCACATCACCATCTACTCCTCGAACTCCGGCAACGGACGAGGCTACGCTTCGACCACCATCGCCAAGCACGAGACCGGCTCGTCAGCGAGCTCACAGGTCTCCGTCGTCTCGACCTCGGTGCAGGGTGGCGCTCCTGCGGCTGGTGGCACCGTCACGCTCACCTCGGGGACGGCTGTGCAGAACACGAACACCACCTCGGCGACCTACTACGTCGCCATCACGGGCGCTGCATCGGGCACGGTCTCCATCGCCATCGGCTCGACCTCCTCGACCTCCACCGTCGTCGTTCCTTCGACTACCGCTAACGCCGCCGCCTCGCAGGTGATTCCTGTGGACGTGCCCTCGGGCTGGTGGATCAAGGTGACGACCGCCACCGCCACTATCAACCCTTCCACCGTCATCATCAACAACGCTAACTAGGAGCACTCATGGCACTTCTCGCAGTCGCATCGGAGAACACGGCAATCGCCGCAGTCTTCGTCCCCTCGACGACCTACTACCTCAGTCTGCACTCGGCAACCCCTGCGCAGACCGGCACGAACGAAATCTCGGGGGGCTCTTACGCTCGTCAGGCCATCACGTTCGGCTCGGCTTCGGGTGGCTCGGAGGCTTCGACCAACTCGCAGACCTTCACGAACCTCCCCGTCGAGGCTGGTGGCATTCCCTACTTCGGTATCTGGGACGCTGCTACGGCTGGCAACTACAAGGGCGGCGGCACAACCACCGGCTTGACTGGCTCATTGCCTGCCGGAATCTCAATTAATTTTGCTGTAGGTGCGGTCACGGTGGCTATCGCCTAATGAGCGACGGCGACTTCATCGGCACCGCTACGGCCTCATGGACGCTGCCTGAGGCTGAAAACGTACCAGAAGAGGAACAATAAATGGATGCTCTAAAGGACTTCGCCTATTCGCTGGTGACAAACTCACCAGGTACGTCAGGTACGTCAATCACCGTCACTTCCGGCACCGGCACGCTCTTCCCCTCGGCTCCCTTCTCGGCGACGGTCTGGCCTGCTGGTCAAGCACCGACGGCCTCTAACGCTGAGATTGTCCGAGTGACTGTCGTGTCCACCGACACCTTCACCATCACTCGCAACTACGAGGGGCCAGCCTCGCCCATCAACATCACGGCTGGCTACCAGATTGCCCAGACCATCACGCAGGGGCTCCTGAACCAGTTGCTCCCTCTGACGGGTGGCACGGTCACGACCCTGACCCTGACGAACCCTCTCGCAGTCGCCTCGGGTGGCACGAACTCCAACGTCGGCAACCTGGTCAAGACCACGCAGAGCGTCACGGTGTCGAGCAACGCCGCCTCGGTCTCGGCTTCCTACGGCTCCACGCTCATCACGAACAATGCCGCAGGCTCGGTGGCTATCACCATGAGCACCTCGGGCGCAGTGGACGGGCAGACCTCGGTGGTGCGCTTCCTCGACTTCTCGGCAGTAGCTCAGACGCTCTCGTGGGTGAACACGGAGAACAGCCAGGTCACGGTGCCTACGCTCTCGAACGGATCAACGACCTCGCCTCTGAGCGTCGGCTTCATCTACAACGGCGCAACCTCCAAGTGGCGCTGCATGGCTACGGCCTAAGGGGACTAAATGACAAACTTTCTCATCCGCAAGACCGGCAACGACAACTATGGCGGCACCTCCCCGACCCTTCTCGCCACCTTCACGGCAAGCAGTTCAGGCTCCACCGTCACGGCAACGACCTCGGTGTTCACGCCCTCCCACGTCGGTCAGGCGATGCGACAGAACAACGTCAATCCCGTCTACGTCATTACCGCCTACATCAGCGCCACGCAGGTCACGGTGAGCGGAACGCCCTCGTGGAGTTCTACCACTGTGAACCTCGGCGGAGCGTGGGCTGGCATCAACCAATATACCTGCAACGGTAACAACGCCCTAATTCCTACAGGCTCCAACATCTACATCGGCGCAGGTGTGTGGGGAGTGCAACTTACGGGGCCAACAGGCGGTCAGACTGCATCGCTTATCGCTGACACTTCGGGGCAATACACCACGGACGCTGGCGAGGTCATTTTTACGGCCTTTAGCAGTGGGTCAAAAACTGTTCCAGGACTAATAACTACTGTTATTGCACCGGCTGGGAACAACCTAACCTTTAGCGGCTTCACGGTTATCGGTGGCGCAACTTTGTCGGGCACCTGTTTATCTAGTTCCGCTACCGGCATCACGTTCACCGACTGCGTGTTCAACGCACTCGCAGTGAGTGGTGCCTACCCAGCCGTTGCTCTCGCTAACTCCTCAGCCGTTCCGGCGCTGGCGCACACCTTCGAGCGATGTGTCTTTATTGCTCACCCAACGACGACGACCTCAGCAGTCCTCATCACGCTCTTCAACAACGCCACATCAGGAGCCGACTACAACACAAACATCGTGTTCCGTAATTGCCTCGTGCAGTCATTCGGGGCGACGGGTGGAGCGATTGCTATCAACTCCTCTGGTGCCAACACCTACAAGGGTGGCGGCGTGACCATCTACGACTCGACAATCATGGGGCCGACTTACGGCGTATGGAATCAGGGAACAAACCTCTCCACCACGGTCGCTAACACGGTCTACAACTCTATGGTCGTGGCCTCCTCGACTGCCCTTCAGCAGACAGGCGGACTGCTGACGGACGGCGGCTACAACGTCCTCTACGCTTCTACCGCAGGTGTCACGACCGCCACCGGCTCAATCCTGAACAACATCGAGCCACGCCTCGAACTCGGGCAGAGCACGAAGATTACCGG